TAGTGGCTAGTATGCAAAACGGGTGGCCGTCGTTTACCTATGCTTTCTCGGTTACGTTTGCGGCGGCCACCTATACACATTGAGCATTTAGTTTGGTGGCATACTTAGGCAATGGCAATCTTTAACAGGTCAGTAAAAAAAGCGGCTATTTCACCGCAACCAACTAAAGCAGCCGCAGCAGGTGGCACGTTTTATCAAAACAACAACGCAGGCGCACAACTAGTCGGTCAATATTATTCGTACGTTGAAGGCACGGCACGTAATCGTGCAATGAGTGTGCCAACGATTAGTCGAGCGCGCGATCTTATGGCCAGCGTTATCGGTTGCATGAACTTAAAGATGTACACCGAAATGTGGAACGGTCAAGAAATAGAAAAGATGCCGTTAGCGCCGCGCACATGGCTGCGACGTATAGACCCAACTTTGCCAAATAATTTTATTATGTCATGGACATTTGACGATCTTTTCTTTTTTGGTCGCGCGTTTTGGTACATCACGTCACGCACCGCTGACGGCTACCCAGCGTCTTACACTCGACTACCTGCAGCAATGGTTCAAACACTTGACCAGGCTGGCCCAGTTTGGTTTGCACCGTCAAAAGACATTGTGTTTAACGGTGGCGGTCTAGACCCAAACGACGTTGTGCAATTCTTGTCGCCAATTCAAGGCATTATTTACATGAGCGAAACAGCCGTTGCCACAGCGCTAAAACTTGAAGCCGCACGCTACCGCAACTCGTCGTCAGCAATCCCGGCTGGCATTTTGCGACAGACAGGTGGCGAGCCATTGAGCGCACAAGAGTTAGCCGATCTTGCAGCGGCGTTTAATGCAGCGCGTGAAACTAATCAGACAGCGGCGTTAAACGAGTTTGTGTCGTACACAGAAACCGCGACTAGCCCTGACAAAATGCTTTTAATTGACAGCGCCGAATTTCAAGCAATGGAAATGGCACGTTTGTGCAATATCCCGCCGTACCTTGCAGGCGTGTCGGTTGGCAGTTACTCGTACCAGTCGAGCGCCGAGGCGCGCATGGATTTGTGGACATTTGGCGTACGCGCTTACGCAGATTGCATTGCTGGCACATTAAGCCAAAACAACATTCTGCCTAACGGTACTTACGTTGAATTTGACGTTGAGCAATATTTGTCGGGCGAGTATTCAATGGGCGATTATGACAACACCGAAACAAACGAAAGAGTAGTATCACCAACATGATCCGATTAACCCCTTCACAGATCACGGTTGATGCAGCGGCGGCAGAGGGCTTGCCGTCGCGCTCAATCTCAGGCGTAGCCGTTACATACGACGAGACAGCGACCGTCAATGACGGTACTAAGGTACGATTTTTGCAAGGGTCGTTGCCAGTCACGGGGCGCGACCCGAAACTGTACGGCCAGCATGACAGCAACCAAATTTTGGGCAAAGTAGTTGAACGTGTGGACACGCCACAAGGCATGATGTTTACAGCCAAACTTAGCGCTACTCGACTGGCTGACGAATTTATGACCCTTATGGTTGACGGCGTTGTTGACGCGGTATCGGTAGGCGTAACCCCAACAAAATTTAGTTACGACGAAAAAGGCGTAATGATCGTAGAGGCGGCCACATGGCAAGAATTGTCGCTGGTCAGCGAAGGCGCGTTTAGCGGTGCAGTCATTACCGAGGTCGCAGCCAGCGCACCCGACGAGGTAGCCGAAGGTATCCCCGAAACCGAATTGACAAGTGCTATACAATCAGAACAACAAGAACAAAAGGACAATGACATGACCGACAAAAACGAAACAACAGTAGTCGAGGCAGCGCAAGCAACCACAGAAAAATTGTGGGCGCAACCTGCACGTAAATTTAATTTGCCAACACCTGGCGAATACATGGCAGCAATGCACATCGGCGGCACAACATTTGAAAACGTTGCACGCGCGACACAAGAGTTTGTCAAGTCAAAGCAATCAGCGTTGCAAGCCGCCGCAGGTGACATTGCAACAACTGATACACCCGGTCTGTTGCCAGTACCAGTTCTTGGGCCAGTATTTCAAGACCTGAACTTTATTCGACCAGTTGTTGCAGCCGTTGGCGCTCGAGCAATGCCAAATGGTGGTGCGTCAAAAACATTTATTCGCCCAACAATTACTACGCACACATCAGTTGCAGCGCAATCAAGTGAATTTGCTGCAGCGTCAGCAACCACAATGGTTATCGCTAGCAACACCGTCAGTAAAACAACTTTGGCTGGACAAGTAACTTTGTCAATTCAAGACGTTGACTTTACAGACCCAGCATCGCTTAACATTATTTTGAACGACCTTGTCGGTGAATACATGATTGCATCAGACAACGTTGCAGCAGACGCAATTGCTGCAGCTGCAAGCGCGTCAGGCTCAACATGGACAGTTACAGCAAACGACCCGTCATCGCTAATTTCAGCAATGTACGATGCAGCAACTGACATTCTGACCGCAACAAACTTTTTACCTGATCACGTGTTTGTATCACCTGACGTATGGAAAAAACTTGGCTCACAGTTAGACAATGACAAACGACCAATTTTCCCATACACAGCAACCGCTGGACTTATGGGCGTAAACGGTATTGGTACAGCAAACATTACAGTTCAAAACACTTTTAACCCGTTTGGTCTTAATTTAGTTGTTGACAACAACTTTGCTGCAGGCTCATTGTTTGTAGCACGCGGTACAGCAATCGAGTTTTATGAACAAGTACGCGGCCTAATGTCAGTTGAGTTGCCGTCAACACTTGGTCGTAACTTTTCGTACGCAGGTTACGTATCAACGTTTATTGCAGACGCAGACCAAGTCAAATACATCGTAGTTAGTTGATCGGGTAGCGGATAAACCGCTATGGCAACATATTCAACAGCCAGCAAACAGTTACTAGATAACTACGCCTGCATATCTACGCTCGAGCCAACCGACATACAGGTTGGCGACACCGTAGTTGTAGGCGCGTTAGGCGCACCGTTTAACGGCACGTTTACCGTGTTGGCTTGCCCGCAATATCGTTACGTTGGCGTTGACGGTACGACAGGCGAATTTAATTATGACGTTACGGTTGCAGTACCTAATCAAGTGTTGTACGCCTGCACAGGTAGCGACGTTGAGTTTGTAGTCTCGTTTGCTGGCACAGTATCGTTCACACCTACTTGCACTTGGGTTACGGTCGCAAACCTTGTCACCTATCTTGGCGTGTCAATCACTAACCCGTCAGACGATTACACGCTGGCTACGCAGGCCGTAAGCGCTGGCAACCAGTTTTGCAGCCGTCGTCGCGCCGAGGCAGGCTACAACGACAGTCTCAGCACGTCGCCTAGCGGTGACGTAACGCTAGGAACGATCATGTATTGTGCGGCGTTGTGGCGTAGTCGAGGCAGTCTAGAAAACGTGTTTGCGTCGTTTGACAACATGGGTACAGCACCGCAACAGTCAATGACACCGATCGTAAAGCAGTTGTTAGGTATTGACCGACCTGCGGTGGCGTAATGCCTGCACCGTTTACAGACCTGTTTAACGAGGCGCTAGACGATCTTACAGCGACGCTCACAGCGGTTACATCGCTCAGGGTTGTTAATGACCCAACTCGACTTGTGCCTAATTGTGTGTTTATTACAGCGCCAAGTTTTACGACCATTGCAGGCAACGGCAATATCGTGCGTATGGACTTCCCAATAAAAATTGTTGGCAGCGGCCCAGCAGGGCTACCCGTGTTGCGTGAAATTTTGCAGATCACCGCGCTAGTGCTTGGCTCAAGCGTTATTGCAATGTCGGGCAGACCTGGCACACTTGACATAGGCGGGCAAGAATATCCGTGTTATGACGTGGCAATTGGCTTGCAAGCGCAAACAACGTGAGCATACACACGCATATCGTTGCGGTATGGTAAAACTATAACTAACACATCAAGGAGTAAATATGCCAACTAGCACTTATCTTTCAAACCCAGTCGTGCTTATCGGCGCGTCAAGCGCAGCGACAACAGACATCACCGATCAGGTATCAGCAGTTACCGTTAACTACATCGTTGAGGCACTTGAGGACACCGCGTTTGGCTCGATTGCACGCACAAACACCGCTGGCCTGCAATCAAACAGCGCAACATTAACTCTTTATGCGTCATTTGCATCGTCGGAAAGTTACGCAACTCTTGCGCCACTTGTCGGCACAAAGTGCTACATCAAAGTAACCCCAGCATCAGGTGCAAATACCGCAACTAACCCGGGCTTTGAATTGACAAACACTTATTTAAGCGCGTTGCCAGTAATGAACGCAAACTTGGGCGAGTTGGCTACCTACGACATCGAGCTTATGGGTGGCGCATACACAGTTGACGTAACGTGATCTAACGCGCCATAACTGGCCGAGAACAGGACAAGGCAATGCGATTAAAACTTAAAGTTGATTTACAAGACGGCGTACAGCCAGTCGAGTTGACAACAAATATGTTTGTTATCTGCGAATGGGAAAAAACTGAGGGTCGCAAAATTAGTGACGGCAAAGGTATCGGCTACACCGATCTAGTTTGTTGGGCATACAACTTGCTAAAACTTAGCGGCCAAAAAATGCCTGCAACATATCGTGATTGGGTTAAAGAAAATCCAAACATGACTATTGAGGCGATAGACGAGACAGACCCAAACCTTACGGCGTAGGCAGTTACCGAAGGCAACTAGCCGAGTTGTTAGTTGCAACAGGGTACTGGCCTACGACAATCGAGTTTGACACGCGCGACCTGATCACGGTGATTACGCTATTGAATAAGCAAAAGAGGTAGCGCAATGCCAGCATCAACAACTATTGAGATTGTCGGGGTCAAGCAGACGATTAATTCTTTGCGTAAAATTGACCCGCAGTTGCAAAAAGATTTTAAGGCAGACGCAACCGCTATCGCACAGCCCGCAATACAGGCAGGCAAAGCCGTGTACAAAGAATTACCGCTATCAGGTATGCGCTACAACTGGGTGCAACGTGATCGCAAACTATTCCCGTTTACAACAGCCAAAGCAATTAGCGGCGTGCGTATGCGCTTTGACACTCGACGCAACGCGGTCGGCGTAATTCTTATTGAGCAGAAAGACCCAGCGGCAGCAATCTTTGAAACGGCTGGTCGCGCTAATTCAAACAGGTTAGGTAACGCGTTAGGTTTTGTTAGCGCTGGTCGCACTCGACTGATTGGCCCGGCTGTTTATAAAGCGCGTCGCGGTATTGAAGCTGAGATGACAAAAATGATTGCTAAAACTATGCGCGTCGTGCAAGCAGATTTGTAATGGCTTTATCTATACCGATAGTTTCAGAATTTGACGGAAAAGGAATAGACCGCGCAATTCGCGAATTCAAACAGTTAGAAACTGTTGGCGAAAAGGCACAGTTTGCTATTCGCAAGGCGGCTGTACCTGCAGCGGCTGCGATCACGGCGGTTGCGGGTGCGCTTGGCTTGGCGGCAAAGGCGGCAGCCGAGGACGAACAGCAACAGGCGGTCTTGGCTAACACGATGCAGAACGTCGTTAGCGCTACTGATGCAACGGTTGCAGCGACTGAGGACATGATCTCGGCTATGTCGAGGGCGACTGGTACGGCTGACAGCGAGTTACGGCCAGCGTTTAGCGCGTTGTTACTTGGTACTAAAGATGTTGGCGAAGCAACTAGCGCGCTTGGCTTGGCTCAAGATATTGCGATCGGTTCGGGTGCAGATT